TTATCATGACAGACGTGCCTAATGGTCTAAAACACTTCAACAGATCACCTATCAAAACTTCAATGGAAGGTGACTTTGATACTGGTAATGTAAGATACAAAGCTAGAGAGAGATACGTATTTGGATTCTCTGACCCTAGAGGTATCTTCGGATCAAACGCAACGTAATAAATAATTTAAAGGGGCCGCTTTTAAACGGCCCCTTTTTCATATATAAGGTGTGAATATGAAAAACTTCCGTGTACAAATACGAGCATATGGCTACTTCGCAGACTTTAAAATAAGCGCAGAAGATGGTCCTATTTCAATAGAAAATGCTATTATTGACAAACTAGGGAAAAATGATATTATCTGGGAAGATGAAGGGTTTTATACACCCAACAGAAAATACATAACCTACGAGGAGGTTATAGATGGAGAAAATGATGCAACATCTACAAGACCTGTATCACAAGAAAAAAGGTCTGGATCTGGAGTGGGAGCAGGAGCATCTTAAAGAGGGTAGATATACTCTCAATATGGTTAAGATCGACAGAAAAGTTAGAGAAGTAATTAGCCATATAAAACTTGCAGAGGCTCAAAAAGAGCATATGCAAAATAAAATAGAAAGCTCTGAACCACAAGTTTCTGTAGCTACTTAATAAAAAAGCTACATCGTAAAAATTTCATTTACACTATAGGCTCTCTTGCGCTCTACTTAAATGTATTGTATAAAAGACACACTATACAATTATTAGAATACTGACGCGTATAGTCGACGGCCTAGAGACAGTATTCAAAAAACTAGGAGGATATAATTATGGCTAAAACACTATTTAGAGGACCAGTTCTGCAAGGTAAATTTAACGAAGCAGGCTTAACTGGATTCAATCTAGAAAACAAAACAGCTAACTACACAGTACAGAATGCAGATTCTGGTAAAACTTTTACATCATCTACTGATGGAGTAGTATTTACTTTACCTGCAATTACTATAGGAAGAGTATTTACTTTTGTAAACACAGCTGCAGATGGACAAAATACTTTAACTATTAGTCCAAACGCTAACGATGGTATTTTGTATGCTGGATCTTTGACAGACAACAAAGATATTATTAATACAAAAGCTACATCAAAAGTTGGTGACTATATAGTATGTGCATCTTTAAACTCTACAGCTCATTGGACAGTTGTTGCAGTTCAAGGTGTATTTGCTAAAGAAGCATAATAAATAATTATTGTGGGGCCTCGGCCCCACATAAATTAATAGGAGAAAATTAATGAGTACATATCCAGTAGATGTAAAAGCGGTTCAAAAACATACTGTTGCAACACACACTATATTTGGGGGACCAGGGAGAATTGTAGGTCTTTATATCAATAAAGAACCTAACCTTGCACAAAGCACGGTTACTTTACAAGATGACAGCACAGATGTAGCAACATTTAAAGTTAGAGCTACTAATAATACTAATGGAGCCGGCATGACAGAGTACATTCAGTTTCCAGGAACAGGTATTAGATGTGCAACAAATATTAAGGTTACAATTGCAAGCGCAGTTACATTTTGTACAGTAATATTTGGCTAGGAGAATTAAATGGCTACCATCACTTTCACAGTAACCGTAGCAACGGGGACAACCCAGTATGGAACCGGTAATAGATATTATATTAACGGTGAGTTAGCTCCTGTCTTATATTTAGATGAGGGTAACACTTACATATTTGATCAGTCTGATTCTTCAAACGCTACTCACCAATTAGCATTTTCTACAAATCCTAATAACTCACCGGCATCACCTTATACAACGGGCGTAACAACCAACGCTGGAGCAAGTGGACCCGGATCAGCAGGAGCAAACACAACAATAGTTGTAGCACCAGTTAAAAAAACAGGAGCCCCTGTATTATTTTATTATTGTGTAAACCACAGCAATATGGGTAACGCTGCACAAACTATTTCACCAACTTCTGGTGAAGCAGAATTTAATCCACAAATAGATGAGATTATAGAAGAGGCTTTTGAGAGAACTGGAGTTCAGGGCACTAGAACTGGTTATCAATTGAAATCAGCTAGACGTTCTTTAAATATAATGTTTCAAGAATGGGCAAATAGAGGTGTTCATTTATGGAAAGTAAAACTTGCAAAAGTTCCTTTAGTAGAAGGCCAAGCAGAATATAATTTTGCATCTGACTCTGCAAATTTTCCCGATGACATAGATTCAGTTTTAGAAGCGTATTACAGAGATAATAGCACTCCCACTGCACCAGAGGACATTGCTCTTACAAAAATAGATAGATCACAATATTCACAGACACCAAACAAATTAGCTAAAGGCACACCATCACAATATTATGTAGAACGAAAATTAAATCCAAGCATATTTTTATACGCAACACCAAGTTCAAGTGTATCAAGTACGACAACTCCAAGTAGTTTTCAATTTTGTTTTTATTATTTAGCTAAAATTCAAGATGCAGGTTCTTATAATTTTACAACAGATATTGTTAATAGATTTTATCCTTGTATGATGTCTGGTCTTGCATATTATTTAAGTCAAAAATATTCTCCAGCTATGAGTCAAGAGTTGGAAAGAAGATATGAAAGTGAATTATTAAGAGCACTTGATGCAGATAATCAAGGGACTTCTACTTTCATTTCACCAGAAACATTTTATGGAGATGGAATATAATGGGTAAATACGCAGCAGGTAAATATGCTTTAGCAATTTCTGACAGATCAGGCATGGTATTTCCATATGATGAAATGGTTAGAGAATGGAATGGATTTTTAGTTCATACTTCAGAGTATGAACCAAAACAACCTCAACTACAACCGAAACCAGTTGGTTCTGACCCACAAGCTTTATATAATCCAAGACCACAGCCTGCATCAAAAACAAGTTTAATTCTTTTAGAAAATAATCCTTTTACATCTGTTATCTATAGTGGAACAACTTATGTAAATGTTTTTTCAAAAGATCATCAAAGAGCAGCAGGTTCAGTTGTAAGATTTAGAGGAGCACCTGTTGTAACTTCTGCTGGACCAGGCGGTGATAACTCAGACAATTTAAAAAATTTACAATCTTTTGCAAACATTCCGACATTTGATAATGTCAGTGATTTAAATAATACATCTGGTTTTACAATTGCATTAGGACAAATTGATTCTTCAGGAAATATCACGGGGGCTACAACAGAAGATCCTTTAACACAGCCTATAAATTATTTTCACATAACAAGCACTAGCAACGCTACGTCAGGCGGTGTATCAGGTGGTGGAGCAAACTGTTCTGCAGGACCAGTAACATTAGAGGTGGTAAACGGATAATGGCATACACTTTAGCTAACTTAAGAACTGATATTAGAAACTATACAGAAGTAGACAATCAAGCGGCAACTGATACTAATTATGTTCCAACAGTTTTAACTGATGATGTGTTAAAAAGACTAATTATAAATGCCGAATTAAAAATTCACAGAGCAATAGATACGGATCAAAGTGTATTTTATGCAACATCAAATTTAATTATAAACAATAGATATGTAACAATCCCAGGTGATTTAAGATTTATTAGATATGTTCAACTCACCAATTCTGATGGACAACAACACTATTTAGAACAGAGAGATACTAGTTTTATAGCAGAATATTATTCTACTCCTGGCACTAACTCTGTAGATATACCTAAATATTATGCAAACTGGGATGAAGAATTTTGGGTAGTGGCTCCAACTCCTGATAGAACTTATGCGATTACATTAGCTTATGATAAAGAACCAGATACCATAACTACAGGAACATCAAGCACACTTGGCACATATTTATCAAATAAATATTCAGATCTTCTTTTATATGCTTGTTTAGTAAATACATATGGGTACTTGAAAGGCCCGCAGGATATGTTACAATACTACCAAGCTGCTTACAATGAAGCTTTAGAAACGTACGCTCTCGAGCAAATTGGGAACAGACGCAGAGACGAATATCAAGATGGTGAAGTTCGGGCTCAACTTAATGTCAAACCACCATCAAGTTATGGAAAATAAATAGGAGAAAATAAAAATGGCAAATGTAGTACCTTATTCATTCGCACAAGAATTGTTAAAAGGAACACATAACTTCACATCTAACACTATAAAGTTAGCTTTGTACGAAGCTGGATCCGGAGCACCTTATACTGTTTCAAGCACAGCTTATAGTTCAGGAACATCCAATCAAGTTGGAACTTCTGGAACTGGTTATACAACTGGTGGAAATACTTTAAATAATCCAGTTGTTGCAAACCAAACAAATGTTGCAACTTTAACTTTTGATCAAACACAGTGGACATCAGCGACTTTTGGTGCAGCTTATGGAGTTATATATAATAATTCAGCGTCTGATAAGTTAGTTGTTGTTTTAGATTTTGGTGGAACAAA